ATACATTAGATCATCATATTTTTTTACAAGGTCTTGATTGAGCTGATATTCTTCAGCTATCCGACCGGCCAAGGAATCGTCAGCTCTTATACCATCTTGTCTAATTATAGACACATCACTACATATTTCTTTAAATATATCATGAGACGAAACATCAAGCTGCATCAAAAAAGTGCCACTATTTAAATAACTATACTCAAGTTCAGTTTTTTGCATTATCATTATCTGTCTTTTCTTTTTCTTTATTTTTTTGGACCATTGCCAAATAGTTTTGCCTTTGCTGACGCAAACGAGCATTACTATTAACAGCATGCTGACGTCGTCTTACTCTAGCTAACATAGCTTGATTCATGATATCTCTACCTCCGCTTCTGTTCTAATAACTACACGTGCACCACATGATAAGATTGGTTTATCGTTACCGCCATATATCACCTCGCTTGGACCGTTTATTTTTACGAAGTGACCGTATGTATTCTTTCTTCCCTCCTTTACGGTTAGAACTGGCTCGTTCGTCCCATTTTTCTTGTTTGCGCGAATCTTGTGCTGGTTCACGTGTATATACTTCGTCGCCATACTCTTTCCAAAATGTTTGATCAAATAATTTCTTATTCATCGTCGAACTCGTCTTCTACTGCCTCTTTTAGTTGAGTTAATTCTTCTTTAGTTAAGTTAAGACCCTGATCTATTGCAGCATCAAGAGTAGCTATACCAAGATGTTCCATTACATCTAGATAGTTTCTTACATGCTTATGAAACGGATTAGGTCGTCTAAAAAGACCTCTACGATGAACGGCATCACGATCATGAATCCAGTCTAACAGCATGTCTTCGTTAGATTTATAATTTAGACGTTGACGCCAATCATTAACAGTCTTCCATTTAATCTTGGAAGCTGCTAAAGCTCTTTTAACATCAACGTTCATTAGTTTTCCTCGAGCTCAAAACCTACTTTAGCGCTGTTACTCACTACGGTTTCTACTTTATTCATACCTAGTATGACTCGAACCTCGTCTCGAACTTCTGCACTTACAGCATGACCGAAACGCTCAGGATCTAACAAGCTTTTAAGAAATGTATACACTTCACTAGACATAGTGTCCTCCATAATATTCACTAACCTTGACCTCTGTACTTCTTCCAACTACGCTTCTTATGTTTGTTCATAGAAGCTCTCTTAACATTCTTTCTACCAATAGAGGTCTTTTTATTAGTAGGTTCATGTAATACAGTAGATACTACTTTAGCCATTCGCGTTCTCCATCTTCTGGATATATTGTACTACAGCATCAACGTTAACATCCGCTGCTTTATGTTCGAATCTGAAAGGCATGTTTTCGTTTTTAGGCCTCTCAAATAATTTATTTGTATCTTCAAACCGACCTTCTTGTATTGTATCCATAAAGATAAGAATATCAGGAGCAAATATTTGTCTCATTTCTTCTAACGGACACACAAAGTCACATATAACAGTTTGCCCAGTTACATTTTTCTCAAAGTCAGCAAACGCTCTCATTCTATACGCTTGCCTGAGTCTACCCTCATTAGTAAAGTCCCAGTCGTTAGCATATTCACGTATATTATCGGCGTTATAGTGCGCACATTCAAGCTTTTTCTTTAGTCTTTCAGCTAGGTAGGTCTTACCTGAGCCGGGCAACCCCATTACTAGTATCCTATATGGTGATTTCGTCTTCATATTCTAATGCAAACCTTAAAAAGAGTCCTTCTTCACGACCGAATGCTTCGATCTCCCAAGGTGAGTCATAATAGTCGTCTAGTTCATTAGACTTCTCAACCCACTTTTTGCCTTTCCACTTACAGCAGCGAGACATCATGCGAAGTTCACCCAAAGCAAACTGCTTAAGATGAACCATTTCATGAGCAAGAGTTTGTACGATAGAAACTTCACCGTCTTCATCGGGCGCTAGTATGATATCAAACTGTCTTGGATTGAGTGCACCTAACGGCACTTCACAAGAACCTCTTGACTCACTCTTACGCACAAACATATTGATTGTAATTCTGCTTTGCAGTTTTTCATCTATACCAAGCTTATCGGCATAGAAATGAGCTGCTCGCGATAATAAATCGCGTAGTTCTAAATTCACACGATTATTAAAAACAATATTCATCCACATCTCCTTAGATTCAACTATTATTATATGGAAGCTAAATCATAAAATCAACTATAAATATTCTTTTGAATCAATGAGTTACAATTTTATAAAAATATCTAATAAAATCAATGTATTACCTCTACTACAATAATCTTGTTAAAAATCTTATAGTTACCTCTGAAAAACGCAATGAGCGCGGATTGGAGCTGCTGGAAACCAATCAGATGCTTGAATCGTTGGTGGCTCGCTCTTCGATGTATGTTAAAAGTTACAAGTGCGAGGTTGTTAATGAATGTGAGAGCGAGATTAACAAGAGAGTACTTAACAATATTGTCAACAAGAGCTTCAAGCGCGGCCCTCATTCTGAGGAGACAAGACAGAAAATAGCAGTTGGAGTCTCTGGTGAAAAGAATGGACGTTATGGTGTTGTTGATCCTAAACATATTCGTATGTCTAAATCAGAAAAGCTTAAGTTCTACTATCAGTTTAATGTTCATGGTAAAAAAGGCTATAAAGACTCACAAGAAACTAGAAAGCAAAAATCTGTAAACAATAATAATAAAGGCGGCTGGTTTTGGATTCATAATCGTCAAACTGGTGAAGAAAAAAGATGCTATGGTGACATACCTAATGGCTTTCGTAGAGGTCGCTTATATAATTATCTAAATTGAATATTCTTTAACGCCATTATTTGTCGCTATAGTACTTTGTAATTCAAACTGCAATTTTAATCTATCTTGTGAAAGATCTTCGCGCTGTATTTTATTTAGAGCTGAACCAAACTGTAACATAGCCAATATGCTATTCTTTTTTATATGATATGACTTTTCTATTCTAGGAAATAAAGTTATTAAATTTAAAAAAAATACCTGGGTAGAGTCTACTGGTGAGATACCAGGCGAGATACGATATCCTAGGTCATTATAAAACACAGGGTCAATCATAGTCACATTAGTTGGTTTATCTGTTTTGAAAACAATTGGTACTATAAATTTTATCGTGTGGAAGGGCGCCTCTCCAGTTTGTGATGAACTGTGAGTACTGACTTGTATACAGTCTACTGGAGTTGTCCATTGTACTTCGTCGGGATTTATTCCTGTGCGTATTAGTATATCATGTGGTGTTTTTATTACTAAACTTTGCCGTAAATGATTAATTATACCTGGACATCTTTTACTTGTTGTTAATATTCTACCATTGTCTATAGCGTTAGCTAAATCTGCATCTATATTCTCTACAATATCTTCTACGCTCTTTATACCATGAGCAAATGGTGAGATATTTCTCCACCAGCTAGGTGGACTGGTAATTGCTTTGACGATCATTTTTTCGCCAAAGTCTTCTATTTCGGAAATGCTTCCATAACAGTCATACGTTATATTAATACTATCTGTTGTATTTTTTTCTGTATTCTTCTCTTGCATATATAAACTTCCAGATCCAATCGTCTCTTCTCTCGATAAAGACTTGAGGATCTTCATCATCTACTGAAACTAATATTACTAGCTGATTAACAGGTACATTAGTTCTCTCTTCAAACATAACAGCATAAGCAGCTGTCTGCATAAAATAATTCTCAATCCATTCTTTCTTTTTAGGTTTACGGGCAGTCTTAAAATCTATAATAGAAAGCGTACCATTCCATTCAGCAATACAGTCCACAGTGCCTGCAACAGCAAGATAGTCAGAATATAACGGACACTCTTGCATTACTACATTGTTAATAGACTCATCAATGACAGGCTTAATACTATTAAATGATTGTATATTAGCTGGCATCTGTTTTGCAAGATAATTTTCGTCGTTGTTGATATAGTCTTCACATATCTTATGTACAGCTGTACCTCTAACAGCTGCTTGTGTAGTTATTTTTGTTGCTTCTTCTTCACCTACTCTCTTACGCCACTTCTTGATACCTTCTTTAGCGTAAATACTAGACACAGTAGTAACGGAAGGATACTTCTTACCTTCTGGAGTAAGATAGTATCGCTTTCCGTCTACTGTAACTCTTTTGAGTTTATCTATTTTATAGGGATTGTTGTGGACGAACTTCATTATATTTTTCTTTTGCCATAATATATTCTTTAACTAAGCCAGATCTAACAATATCGTCAAAATCAAACTCTACTCTGTTAAAGTAATACATTCTATCTAGTATCTGCATAAACTCTTTTAAACCAGATTGATCGTAGGGCTTGTTTAAGTCTGTTTGTCTAAAGTCACCACAAAACACGACTCTTGTGTTGACACCAACCCTGGTTATAATGCTATCGAGTTCATGAAAAGTCATATTCTGACATTCATCTACGATAACAATACAATCGTCTAATGTTGTGCCTCTAATAAAAGATGTAGAGATAAACTCTATCATTCCTTTTGCTTTGAAGAGATCGTAAGCATCTCCTCTGTTTGCTATTTCTGAGCATATCGCTTTGTACGGCTGCTCATATACTGCTGTCTTTTCGTGTTCTTTACCTGGAAGAAAACCAATGTCTCTAGTTGGTACAACCGACCTTACTATAACTACTTTCTCTTTATTGTCATCTCCATACATTACATCGTCAAGAGCGAGATACAGCGATAAGAATGTTTTACCTGTTCCTGCTACCCCGTGAAGTAATATATTATCTCCGTTGTCGTATTGTGCAAACACTCTACTTTGGTTTGCGGTCATAGGTTCGATTTGTTTCAGTTGCAATTGCTGTTTCTGCTTAGTTTGAGCTTTTCTTTTTCTTCTCTTGTTGAATTTTAAAATGTCTTTCTCATTCTGTACATCATAAAAATCTTCTAGGTACTCGACAGCAAGATTTCCCATTAAACAGCTCCTATGTGGATTTTAAACCGGCGGTCTCCCTCCATTTTTTAACAGCATTCCTAGTTCCTGCCGCTTTTATAGATTTTGAGCCATAACGATCCGCCAAATCACTTGTTGGATGCGCTTCAGCTATTCTAGCAAGATTTTCATTCCAACCCTGATCATTCTTTGGCCCACTAGTATACTGAGTACTTACGATACTCGGGGCTTTATCGATGATAGTTACGATATGAGGGTTTTCAGCGAGGAAGGCTTCGCGATCGGAATAAGAACAAATCTCATCCCAGATCTCACCGGTGTTATTGTCTTTAAATGTATATGTTGGCATAAGTCTCCTTATACACTTTTATTTAGGTATGCCACTAGTTCGTCCAGGAACATTCCGCGTATGTTAGGAGAATAAAATTTGTGAGTTTTAAGCTCATCTATTCTTGGGAGAACTAATCTAAACATAGCAACATTATTCTTTTTAGCAAACCAATCTAAGTACTTTGCTCTTCTCACACCATCAACCAAACTCGTTTTAGTCTCTGGACCATAGGCATTTGTACCATCGTACATGTTATCTGTTGCCAGGTCGTTTTGTATAATGAAGTCAAAACCAATGCAGATAAGCTCTCTATGACCGTGCTTCAAAGCCTCAATCATAGCATTCATACCTGCATTAGATCTTAATCTGGTAAATGGATTAAACTCTGGATGCTCAAACTGCTCTTCCATCACAGGATGAATGAACTTTTCTTTTGGAAAGTCGCTAGCTTGAATTTCTTCTGTTATCTTGTCATCAATAGCAACAAGATAATCTGGCTCAAAGTCTCTATATAAGGCATTGCAGCCGTATATCTTACCATGTTTACGAAGTTGTTCCAGATCAAATCCATCACGCGATTTTCCGTTTCCAATAATAAAAGCTATACTCATGACCAACCTTTCGTTTCGTCTGGAAATGCCTCCATAACCAGTTTCTTAGTGATTGACTTGAATGGTATTTTTTTATCTTTAGCAGCAACTAGTAACTTAGCATCGTTACGATCAACTGCCTCTAACATTTCAATAAACATAGTTTCGCGACGAAGCGGCTTCATTGCATTACCTTGTGGTGTATTAACAAAGTACTGCAGACGTCTGTAATCAGCTTTTAGTACAGATTGCACATCTGCTTCTTTAGCAGCTGGACTATAAGGAGGTGCACCTTCTGGTAGCAACCACTTCCAACCAGGATCAAAAGCAAAGTCAAGTACAACCATTAAAGCTTTATGTTTACCATAATCTTGAAGTAAGGATATCTTTTTTGCTTTTGTCTTCTCTTTATCGACATTCTCAAGCATTTCATATACGCTAAGATTCATTAAAATTCACCTATTGAGTCCATTAAGTTATTAAGTTTTCTACTAACAAAGAAATTAAATAAACCACTTCTGTCATTTACCTTGTAGTTATCGTAGATATCAAGAATCTTACTTTCAATCTCTTCCGGTATCATAGTTAGGTCTACAAGTTGTCTATTGCGCATCCAGTTACGTTTGTGTTCTTCCTTAGCAAACACATCGCTATGTTCGATAGCGTTAATATCTATTCTAGCGATCTCATGTATCATATTTCTACGCACAGGCTTCTGGCGGCCGCCATCTACAAAGACACCATCAGGCGAGTTAATGTTTGGTATACCGTCACCTCTGTCGCCTTTGATAATATGCTCTTTAAGATAGATTTCTGGATTCTCATGCCGTACAAACTTCTTGAGTACAGGACTATATTGCTCTACGTTTGGATTAGTATGCAGTTGAATAAAGTCTTTGTCACTGGACAGGATAAGAATCTTTTCGTCTGTTACATGATGTACGAGAGTTCCGATAATATCATCAGCTTCTGCTCCTTCTACAAGAAGAGTCTTATACGGAAATGTATC